GCACGATCACGGCATCTGCAGGGGAATTTGCAGACTGCCGGGCAGAGCTGATGGAGGCGGGAAGCCAAGACCTGATGCACTGGCCGGAAGTCCGCGACCTGCTCAACCGCCATTGTGGGTATGAGATGGCAGACGATGAAATCCTGCTGCTGGAGATCGGCGGAGGGCTTTACTTTATCGCAGACATCCTTCTGCGGATGCTGACGCCGCGGGAACTCTATAACGCCATGGGTTTTCCACCAGATTACATCATCGACCGGGATTACCTGGGCAACGAGTACGGGAAAACAAAGCAGGTGGCCCGGTGCGGGAACGCGGTATGCCCTCCCATGGCGACGGCCCTTGTACGGGCAAACCTGCCGGAGTGGTGCAGCCGGACGATCACGACCATGGAGGAGCTGGAAAAAGCTGTGACGGCATGACGAGAACTGCAACAATGGAGGCGATTTGATGGACTGCTATTACTGCAAAGCAAAGGAATACTGCATAGCTGCGGCGCAGCCGGGGTCGATGATATGCTTGGTGAACCGTATGAGGTATGGAGGCACACACGCGGACGATGCGCCGCCCCGTCAGGCCGGAGGCTTTTGCCAATACTGCGGTCGTCCGCTGCGAGAGATCGGGCGGGAACGGTTCTGCAACAATGTGAACTGCCGAAACCGGTATGTGAGCGTATGACGGGAGGCGGTTGTGGCATGAGCAAAAAGAATATGCGCCGTATCTCTATTCTGGTAACGGCGCAGACGGCAAAGAACCTGGAACGGCTGGCGTTCATGTGCGGATACCGAGAAATCGGGATGGTCGTGGACAAGCTGACCAGAGAAAAAATGATCTCCCTGCATACGGACACTCTGATGCCGGGGGAAAGAAAGGGGAAACAGATATGAGATACCGGTGTAACTGCCCGGAATATGAGGAGCGGCCCTGTGACAACCCGAACGAGGAATTGGAGTGCGAGGAGTGCCAGCATGGAAAGCCGGAGGAAAGCGAGGAGCAAAAATGAATGAGAAAACAGTCTACGCCTGCGCAGACCAGGAGCATGACGCCTGGGTGTGCGGGAAGTGCGGATACATAGAGAACTTTGAGGCGGACGGCCCGGAGGAAAACGGGTGGCGCTTCTGTCCTGCCTGCGGGCGGGAAATCGTGATTGCGGATGAAACATCAGAGCTAACGAAAAAACAATGGGACTGGATCATGGGACGGTTCAGCCGTGCAGAGTAGACAAGGAGGCCGGGAGATGACTGGAAACGAGCTGTGTCCATTCAATAACGCCAACTGTATGTGCCAGTTTTGTACGGAGCCATGCAACAATGGGCTGAACTGCTGGGAGTGCAAAAGCAAAGGCGAACAGGTTCACAGCGTCTACCTCTGCACGGGGTTCAAAGGAGACCTGAACAGGTATCTTGAAAACTGGAAAGCGCACCAGACGGAGGGAGAAAATGAGCCGGAGAAAAGATAACCCATCCCGCTGGCGGGTGTGGCCCAAGGAGCGAAAGACGAAGCGGGCGGCGGTGAAGCCGGACGCGGAGGCGCTGGAACTGGTGCGGTGCAAGGATTGCCGCAACCTGGAAATCACGGGCTGCTACGGAGAGTGCAGAAAGGGCTATTTGGGGATCGTGAGGCCGGATGACTTTTGCAGCCGGGCGGAAAAGAGGGGCGGTGTGCGGTGAAAAGGTACATCGAGCAGGATGCCGTCGAAAAAATGCTTGAAGATGCCCAGTTGATCTCCGATGGAGAGTTCTGTGGCTATTGTACGGAGGATGTGAACTTGGATAGCATACCAGCCGCCGATGTGGTGGAGGTAGTCAGGTGCCGGGAATGCGAGCAGGGCGGAAAATCTGCGAACTTTCCGGGGATGGTGTACTGCAAAAACACCAGAACCTATACGAACCCGGACGATTTTTGCAGCCGTGGGAAAAAGGAGGAGACGGAGTGAGCGAGGCAACGAGCTTCATTCTGATAAGGAGATGAACGAGTGAAGGGGTTTCTTAGGAAAGTGGCTGCGATTATGGTGATGATGATGGCGGCCAGGGTTGCGAGCATTGTAACAGGTGATGATCCGGCGTGGTATCTTCTGACCATGTGGCTTTGGAAAGACCTGTCAGAAACGATGGAGAAGGAGAACCGAATGTGATGTACAGTTTTCGGAAATCGTTTTTTCCTACGCCGGAGGAAGAAGCGGAAATGTGCCGGGCGGCGATCAAGTTGCACGAGGAGCAGATCGGGGACTGTTCCACTTGCGTAAATCTTGACCGTTCCACGGAGCCGGGGTTTGTAACGGACTACGGAGGGTGCCGCATGGGGAAAGCGTTTTTTGCAGAAAAGGCGTGCGGCCTTGTAGACCATGTTTGCGATGGCTACACAGAGGAACGCGGGCTGGTGGAGTGGGCGCGGGCGCGTTTGGCAGAGCTTGCATAATGCGGGTGAGAAGTTAGAAGCTGCTGGGCGTGGAGCGGAGGAGACAATTTAGCGAGCGGCAGCGGTCGCGCCGGTGATCGGCGCGGCCTTGCCGGTTGAGAAAACTCCTGTGCCTGCCTGACGGCGGGCAAAAAATAAAGTCGGCGAGGGCCGACAATGGGCTGGTATATCAGCGTTAAGTTAAGGGACAGACCACCGGGAGAGGTGGAAGCCCAGGAGGGACAGGCCAAAAGGTTGGCCGGACAGGAAAGAGAATGTTGTTGAGCGGAAGCAAGGCCCGCCCTTGCTTCCGGTAATCAGCAATCAGCACAAAGCGCAGGCTGGGTCAAGGGAAAGGGTGGAGATTTCCGGCAGGAAATACGACCCGGCCTTGACACAGACGGAGCGGGTGCTATGGGGAGGGGTGAGGTTGTGGGCCTGTATTACCGAGAACAAAAGCATATCTGCGGCAAGGACTACGACACAGCCCCATACATGGAGGTCGATCTATACCCTGTATCAGCCAAGAAGCATAAGGCGTCACGCCGGGCAAAGAAAAAAGAAGCATCCTCTCTGGCACAGCAGACCTACAACGACAAACGGGCCAAGCGCTACCATGTGCAGCTCGTCAACACCAACTTCGGAAAAGGGGATTTCTCTTGGACTGGGACATACGACGACGATCATCTGCCGGAGCCGGGGGACACACACAGGGCCGACCTGGATTTTACGAACTACATCAAGCGGCTTTACCGGTGGTGTGACAGGAACGGAGTGCAGCGCCCCAAGTGGGTGGCAGCGACGGAGTACACCACGATCACGGAGGACGGGAAAGTTTGTGGCCGCCATCATCACCACGCGATCATCCAGCACACGGAGGGCTTGACCAGGGATGTGTTGGAAGAACTGTGGAGCGTAAACGGGAAAAGAATAGGCTTGACGCGCGGGGAATACCTGGATGTTGACCATGGCAGCGTGGAAAGTCTTGTGCGATACATCAGCAAGAACAAGCGGTGCGCCCGGAGCTGGAGACAGAGCCGGGGCCTGGAGAAACCAAAGACACCTCCGCCCAATGACAGCAAGTGGAGCCGCCGGAAGCTGGACGAGGCCAGCACCCTGTACATAGACGACACGGAATTTTGGGAGAAGAAGTATCCGGGGTACACCCTGAACCGGGTGGAAACCAAAGTGAGCGACGGGGGTATGCGCCACACAATCGTGATCTTGCGCCGTGCCGAATGCTGGCATGGGCGTGGGAATATCAAACAGACGAGGAGGAGACCTGTATGACAAACAAGGAACGGTTCAAGGAAATTTTCATATCCCAGGTGACGAGGCCGGGGGCGGCAGACCTGCTGGCCTGGCTTGGAACCACGGACTTTTTCGAGGCACCGGCCAGCACACGCTTTCACGGGGCATATCCCGGTGGGCTGGTGGAACACAGTCTGAATGTATATTATGCCCTGCTCGGACAGTCTACCATCCGGGAGTACGGCGGGGAGAGTGTCGCCGTCGTGGTGCTGCTGCATGATGTCTGCAAAACCGGCTATTACCGCAGGGAGCGGGACGGAAAGTACAGCGTGAAAGACCAGCTGCCGATGGGGCATGGGGAAAAGTCTGTGTATCTGGTGATGAAGTTCATGGACTTGACTGACGAGGAGGCCCTTGCTATCCGCTGGCACATGGGGGCTTATGACGATGCTTTCCGGGGCGGGAGCCGGGCGCTGAACGAAGCACAGGACAAATGCGCCCTTGTGCTGGCCCTGCACCACGCCGATATGCAGGCGACACAGGAAGAAAAACGGCGGGAGGGCATTTTGTGATGGCGTTCCGTCTGGAGCTGTCCGACCTGCCGCCGCGCTACCGTGCGCAGGCGGAAGCGCAGCTCGCCAAGGGAAGAAAAAAGCGGAGCGACCCGCTGGCGGAGGCGGCACGGGCCGCGAAGATCACCGGCAAAGAGTTTGACAGCCTGGGCGAGTATGAATATTACATCGGCACCGTGGCCCCAAAGGTGGCGCGGGGTGAGATCGTGGAGTGGGAGGCCCACCCATGCTTTCCCCTGTTCCCGGCGGGACAATACGGGGCTTTGAAGCTGCGCCCGGTTCGGTATACTGCGGACTTCCGGCTGGTTTATGCAGACGGAACCGTGGAGATCGTGGAGATCAAGAGCAAGTTTGTCCGGCGGATGCAGCGGGATTATGCCCTGCGGCGGCGGGTATTCCTGGAACAGGTGGCCCGCCCGGCTGGATGGAAATTCACGGAGATCATAACAGCGGATAGCAAAGAGGAAATTGACCGCTGGACAGAACTGACAAAGGGGGCAAAGTAGCGATGGACGAGAAGCAGAAACCCGTGTGCGGGCTGTGCCAGCGGCACCAAAAGCTGGAGACCGTGGACGGGATGGCCTTTTGGATTGAGTGGGACGAAAACGGCAGGCCGCGCCTATGCATGGACAGCACGACTGCGGGTGGCGGGCTGAATGTGCTTTGTGTGCAGTTCTGCCCCATCTGCGGGCGGAGATGTGAAAACATTGTGGAAATGGAGGAAAACCATGGGGAAGCATAAAAGAAAGCCACCTGTTTTCGCCGGGAATGTGGCCCGGCAGGCCCAGGCGCGGTATCTGCGCACCAAGAAGCCGGAAAGCGAGCGGGTACAGGAAAACCGGGAGGCGGCAGGCCATGTGATCTGTTTGTGCTTCATGGTGGCGCTGAATGACCGGTACGGCATTGGAGAGGGCCGCTTGCAGAGAGTGACGGACGCGGCCAATGGGGAGCTGGAGCGCTTTGCAATCAACCAGAGGGCCGTGGGTATGGAGCGGGCAAAGAAACTGCTCAACGAGACGCTGGCGGGCTTGTACGACGGGAATTTTGTGCTGCCCATCACGAAGCCACCCAAAAAAGCAAGAGACTGGGCCATGCTGGGAGAACAGCGGGAAGCGGCGGAGATCGTGGTCAAGTGCTACGCACTGGGCACACACAAGGCGCTGGGCTTTGGCCGGGAGCGCCTGGAGGAGACGATCAAAGCCACGGAAGCTGTGTTCCGGGAGTTTGGAGAGTGGGCAAAGGGCGGGGACTACTTCGGGTACGCCATGCTGGCAAGACGGCTGACGGAAATTCTCGGTGAGCCGGTGGAAGTGGACGAAAGCAAGGCTGACGAGCCGATTTTCAGCAGAACGCTGGACTGAGGGTGTTAGAGGGAGACGGCGAACAGAAAGCCGGGAACGGGAGGCGACGATGCAGTTTGAGAGCGTGAAACACATAGCCCAGTATTACAAGGCCATTCCGGGTATGCTGCGCTTGTTACAGCAGGAGCGGGAGGAGCTGGAGGGCAATTACTATGGGCTGCGTGGGCTGGCGTATGACGGGACGCCGCACAGCTCGTCGCCGGGGAAGCCGACGGAAGAAGCGGGCCTGCGGGCGCTGGAAAGCGGTGTGGGCGACCGGCTGGCAGAGATCAAGGCGAACGAGACGGTTTTGAGCGCGGACGCAGCGGCCATCCGGGGCTGCCTGGACGCCGTAAACGGTAGGTACAAGCAGGTGATCTTGATGCGCTATGTGCGTGGTTACAGTTGGGCAAAAACGGGCGTCAGGATGAACGCGCCGGACAGCACCGTGAGAAACTGGCACGAGCGGGCTATGGAGCGTTTTGGCGAGGCCCTGGAGGAACTGCCGGAGGCTGCGGAGCTGGCCG